TAATAGCTTTTCGCCAGAATAATTTTTCAAAGAAGAAATAACATCTGCTTTACTGTATTTGGATAAAGAATCTGCTCCTGCTTGACTCACGCCCAGAATGTCATAATTATCACAGCTTCTGATAAATCCTTCTTGTCTAATAAATTTAGATTGCTCTAAAATCGTGCTTTTCCCAGACCCCATAGAGCCTGTCAGGAATATAGCTTTCAACTATTCTTCCCTGCCTTTTCTAAGGGCTTCTATTAGAATAGCGCCAATATAAGCGTCTTTTTGCCTGTATTCTTTGACTAACTGGGCGGCTTCTTCATAGTGCTCTGCATCAAACTCAATCTGTATGGCTTTCTTTACGCCAGATTGCATTTCGTTCAGAGCATCTTCATGGTCATCTTCTAAAATAGAGTAATCTAAATCGCCTTCAAACTCAGGCAATATATCCCAACCGAGTATGCTGACGTCGAAATCTAGATTTTTTAAGGTTTCTATCTCTGTTTTCAGTAATTCGTCATCCCAACCAGAATTCAGCGCGAGCTTGTTGTCAGCAATGACGTAAGCCTTTCTCTGGGCTTCTGTAAGACCTTTTAACGTGATGGTTGGAACTTGGTTAAGTTTTAGCAATTCAGCCGCCACGAGCCTTCCATGACCTGCTATAACAGAGCCGCCTTCGTCAATTAGAATGGGGTTAGTAAAGCCGAATTCGCGTATAGATGCCGCGATCTGCTTTATCTGCGACTCAGAATGAGTGCGCGAGTTGTTTATATACGGGATTAAGTCGTCCGTAGCGACATATTCGATTTCTAGCACAATCACCCCCAGTGAGTATGGTTAGCCTCAGGCTAGGGGTAATTGTATCAGGTTTCACGTGGAACGCTAGGCTATTGATTCGCTAATAGAAAGCAGCGCCCGTGGTCTTTTGTTGACCATTTTAGTCCCAGATTCGTAGATATAACCCAGATCGAGCAGTTCCTTTACCCTGCCCGTCACTGAATTTATCTGCCAACCGAGGGCTTCGGCTATGTCCTGTCTTGTGATCTTTTTGCGTTTACGGATTACTCGCATGACCTGTGCGCGGCTTGGAGGTATCGTTTCAAGTATATCTTTATAAGCTGAAATTGAATGCTTGTGCATGATGTTCTCCTTTTGGGGGTCTTCTTAAAAAATAATACCGACCCTAGACGTACGAGCCGGTTTCTGCGTTGTATTCGGGCAGGTTGTCTATACCTACCCCATGATGATGAGCCGCCATGATAGTGGATTCGTACCCGAGCACCTCAGAGCGTGCGTAGTCCCTGAAGCAAGCCTTGGTAAACTTCCTAAGCTCTATCGCGTCCTTGAGTGTGCCGCTTTCAATGTATCGGTCTAGCACCCTATCGAACAAATCCGTACCCCAAGCCTCGATTGCCTCTGATACGATATACGGGTTATTGGCTTTCATTTCTGCCCAGATTTGGTCTAGCACTTCATCGCTGGGCTTGATTGACTCGCCTCGCACTAGCTGAGGCATGTTTTTAATGAGGATATTAGTGATAGTCATTTTATTCTCCGCAAGTAATGTCTAAGTTTTTGTAGTTAGGCCAGCCAAATTCGTTGCCCGTTGCCCTGCCTAAGCAGACCATCTCGGTATAGAGCGCGTCTGCTTGTTCTGCTTCCTGTAGGTCAGCGTTACCCGCTAAGCCATAAGCTGCGAATAACCCCGCCCCTGCTAAAATCGCCATCAGAGTCCTCATGCTACCGCCTCCTGCTTGTGCATCTGCGAGATGATAAATTCGTCAATGTCACCGTGATACATGGTTGACCAAGTTTCTTTGTAGCCATCGTCTGTAAATTCGATATTGCGATGAGATACAGTGATTTTCTTGCCGTCAGTCGTGTAACGGTAATCAGTATCGCCGTGGGCTTCATGGCATCGTGTAATCATTGCTCGGTCGTTAGCTGCAATGAAGGCTTCTAGTAACTGCCTGCCGCTGTCTAGCTTTTCGTCCATAGCCTTGCGGAAGTATTCAGCAGCGCCCATTGGGTAACCATCGTGATGGATATATACGGTGACGTCTTCACCTGCTAATGCGGTATTGCTGAAAGTGTAAGTAGCTCGTGTGCTCATGATGTTCTCCTGTGCACCCCGAAGGGCGCTATTTTTATGTGGTGTTTAGTTTCTTATATGATCTTCGTACCAACCTTCTCGGGATGCTTCGCTTTCAACAACGGCATCATTGTATACATCCTGAATACCCCAAACGCATTGTTCGAATATCTTTAATGCTTCTGCGTAAGAGTTACAGCCCCAAACTTCATCATGGCTCTTACTCCATACCTTATAAGTACCATCGCCATTGTCACCAATCTGAATTGTCTCGATAATTTTCATGATGTTCTCCTATGCGCCCCGAAGGGCGCGGTTGTTGTTATCTAGCTAAATAATCTAAGCCTAATGTTTCGTTTTTTACCATTTCGATTTTGGTTTCTTTCTGGATGTTATAAAGTGCGAGAGCCGCGTAACCTAGTTTGTCTATATTGTTTTCATGAGCGTCACAATAATTGCTATAAGCTATTGCCAAATCGATTGCCTGTGAATGCGTGATTGTGTTTTTCATATTGCTCTCCTTGGGGTGTTTGTTAGCGTGATTGCCGCCCCGTTGAGTTCAATATCAAGCATTCCTGACTATGTGTAAAGCGTTTTTTTACACATTATTCGGGATATTGACGTAACTCACTGTTTTGCAAGGTTGAAATAATTCAAGATATTCATTTTTTTAGGGGTTTAGGGGTCGGTTTTTAGGGTGATTTTAGGTGTTTTTACTCTGAAATCACCCATATCCACAGCTTATGGGCTATATATCCAAGTTTTTACGCATTTCAGCTATCCTAGCGCGCAATTCCTCGCCTGAAAGCAGGTTTTTAGGCTTTTCTAGGGCTAAATAGCGATGGCTCTTGTGGCTACGGGTAGTCCTTATGATCTGCCTAAAAGATGCCAGGTCTAGGTAGCCTTGATGGTCTGGCACAGCTTTCACGCCTTCGATAAAATCCTTTTCCGCGAAATCACTGAGCGACTTGTACCAGACCTTGTACTCAGTTGAGCCGACCTCGTGGTGTATCTTGCCCATCGCCTGTAGCATCCTCCAACCCTTCGCCATGACTTCGGGCGAGATACTCGCGGAGGGCGTTGTCTGCTTGGTCTGACTTTGTGAGTTTGCGTTGTTGATAATCGTGGATGCTGAGTTCATCGTCGAATCTTTCATCTCTTATGTACCTTTCGATGTGAGGGAAATCAGGGCTAAAGTCGCCGCGCATTCTCTGGACTTCTTTTATCCTGCGCTGCTTTTCATACTGGGCGAGAATGTAATCAACATCGTCCTCGGTGATTTCCTTCACTGTAAATGCTTCAAGGGCTTTTTTCTTATTACCTAAAACCCCGTAATCAGGGTCTAGGCTTTTCCACAGTCTTTCAAAATGCTCTGGGTATTTTATTCTTTTCACCACCTGCTCTCCTCTATCATTCGTGCAATGAAATATAAATCATGGTGTCGCTCGCTTAATACCGTTGCGCCTTGGTCGCTCAGGGATTCGTTATTTAGGTCTTCGCTAACGCCTTCGATTGCTGTCGTTATTAATTCAAGCAGTATTTTTTTGTGATTTTCGCCTATGTTCACTTTTGTTCTCCTTTTAATTCGCTATAAATAGCGGTCATTTTTTCATGCTGAGCACTTACCGCTTTGAACCCGTCATGAGTTAAATTAGCCCCTTCCATATCTGCTACAAGGTTGTCTAAAGCGACTTCTAGCAAGTTTATAAGAATATTTTTATGCTCTTTTGTTATTTTTTCCATTTAGTTCTCCTTAAATTTTAAGCAAAGTAACCTTAAAGGCGTTTACACGCCCTTTGGTATTTTCTATAGCGCTAACTGATTACCAGTGTATCGAATATGGTCTCTATTCAACTGCGTTAAGCATTAGCAGTCGAGGCTCTTTCGCTCACAAGTGTCGCCGTCTCTTGGGTTTAATTATTCCCAAGCCTGAAGCCCACTGGGTCAGTATCGGATTTGTTGAGGCGTTATTGGACATAAAAGGAGGGGATGTTAGAATCTACCCTTGTCGGGTGTTCTAATTTTCTTCTCGCTTCTATGTCGAACTTTAGGCGCGCCAACGCCACCGACAACTCAATTAAATACTGACCACCGCTAAATGTAAAGCCCCCAATGTAAGTAAATAATCCTTTACTTTCGTAAAAGCATTTTTTATAATTCTACTGTCATTTTGACAAACTAGGAGAATAAATAATGCAAACCTCTAATGAAATCAATGAGTTAGCAGCAGCACTCAGCGCAGCACAAGGCGCTATGGGCGCAGCTCTTAAAGACTCAAAAAATCCCCACTTCGGAAACGACTTCGCAAGCCTCGAAGCTATTAACGCTGTTATCAAGCAGCCGTTAGCGGACAACGAGCTATCTATTGTGCAGTTCCCTATAAGCGATGAATCAGGCGTAGGCATCACCACGCGCATCATGCACAAGTCTGGGCAATGGATCGAAGAAAAGTGGACTATGCCAGCAGTCAAAGCTGGTCCTCAGCAATATGGCTCACTAATTACTTACTTTCGCCGCTACTCAATAGCCGCTATTTTCGGCATCCCACAGACTGACAAGGACGCTAACGACATTCAGCTTGCGGCTGACGGTCATCACGGCAACCGATCGGCGGTGCAGGTTATCAATAAAGAGCAACTTGAAAGCCTTAAGCAGATCATCACGGAAAATGATCTTGACGAGCAGTTGTTTCTCAAGGCTTGCCGTATATCCGACCTTGCAGAATTACCCGCTGAGCGATTTGAACTAGCTTTTAAGAAACTCTACAAAAAGGCGAACGAAAAGGCAGGAGACGAAAATGGGAAAGGTGATTGAAGCAGCAGACCGTTTTAGGCGCGAGCCTGAGCCAGATTACACGGACATTGATACTTTCGTAGTGGCTCAAAAGCTAATCGACCAGATGATGGAAAACCCATTAAATCAATTAGACAAAATTACTATAAGGACAGACAGCGATGAGTAAAGACCCAGTAATGGTAGACCTCGACCGATACCTAACAGAGTCTGAGGAAGATTATAAAAGCCCCGAAGATATACGCATCGACAGGGAAGAATGGCTAGCTGATTCGATGGATTGGGAGGAATG